TGCAAATGCTTCCAGTTCTAATTTCTTAGGTGATAATGCTGGTTCTGGTGCTACAGATGCTTGCAGTTCTAATTTCTTAGGGTATCAGGCTGGTTCTGGTGCTACAGATGCTTTCAATTCTAATTTCTTGGGTAATGGTGCTGGTAATGGTGCTACATATGCAAGTAACTCTAATTTCTTAGGTTATAATGCTGGTGATGGTGCTACGTGTGCAAGTGGTTCTAATTTCTTAGGTAGTGGTGCTGGTAGTAGTTACGGTGGCTCATATGCTTGTTATTCCAATTTCTTAGGTAATAATGCTGGTAATGCCGCTTCGAGTGCAAGTAACTCTAATTTCTTAGGTTATAATGCTGGTAATGGTGCTACATATGCAAGTAACTCTAATTTCTTAGGTAATAATGCTGGTAATGGTGCTACAAATGCAAGTAATTCTAATTTCTTAGGTAATAATGCTGGTAATGGTGCTACAAATGCAAGTAATTCTAATTTCTTAGGTAACAATGCTGGTTGTGGTGCTACAAATGCATGTGTTTCCAATTTCTTAGGTAATAGTGCTGGTAATGGTGCTACAAATGCAAGTAATTCTAATTTCTTAGGGCAGAGTGCTGGTAGTGGTGCTACAAATGCAAGTGGTTCTAATTTCTTAGGGCAGAGTGCTGGTAGTGGTGCTTTTAATGCTTGTCACTCAATTTTTATAGGATATAGATCTGGTCTAAACGCATCTTTATCAGCATCCATCGCTCTTGGATCGTGTGCTATCCCAACAAGCCACAATCAATTAGCATTGGGGTCGGCAACATACCCACTATCAACTACAAACGGTGGTACATGCCTAGTAGTAAATATTAATGGTGTGATTAAAAAAATAGCATTGATTTAATCACAAAGTTAATTAAATCTACGCATGTTGAAAAACGCGCTGTTCCATATTGAAGGTGGTTTGGGGAAAAATATAGCTGCAACCGCAGTAATCAGATCTTATAAAAAATCTAACCCAGATACTGATATAATTGTCACTACTGCTTATCCCGAATTATTTAAAAATGATTTTAATATCAAAAGATCTTTTTTAATGGGTAGCACACCATATTTTTACGAAGATTATATCTATAATAAAAATATTGATATTTTTGCACATGATCCATATAAAACAACAAACCACATTACCAAAAAATTACACGTAATTGAATCTTGGTGTGGTATGCTTGACGTTGAATTTGATAAGCAGTTACCGAACATCAATTTTAATTTCCGCGAAAAAGAGATGGCTTACAAATTTTTACCGAATACCGATAAACCATTATTAATATTTCAACCTTTTGGTGGTCCGCAAAATCAAGATATCCCATATTCTTGGATGAGAGATATTCATCCGAAAATAGCTCAAGATATAGTCAATCATTTCAAAGAAAAATACACAATTTTACATATCTGTTACCCCCACCATCCCTCATTACAGAATGTGGTTAGACTTGATCAATTCTTAAACAAAAAGATTTTATGTGCAATGATGGAATTTTCACAGAAAAGAATTTTAATTGATTCATCTCTACAACATGCTGCCGCTGCAATGAATCTTCCATCAACTGTGATGTGGGTCGGAACACAACCTGAAGTATTTGGTTATAACATTCATAATAACATAATTCCAGAAAAATCTTTTCCCATGGGTAATATAAATTCATATTTATATGATTACAGTTTCAATGGATTGGTTCATGAATGTCCATATGATAATATTGAAGATATCTTCAATATTGAAAAAATTGTAGCATGAAAAACATACATTATGTTTCGGGATTACCTAGATCAGGTAGCACATTATTGATGAACCTCATGGCACAAAATCCGAAAGTTTTTTGCACCCCCACATCAGGATTATTTCAATTATTACACGATATTAAAGTTTCTTGGAATAACATCATTGAACACAGAGCAGATAAAAATGCTGGAAAAGATGATAATTTAAAAAGAATTTTAAAAAGCACTTTACAGAATTATCACGATACTGATAAAGAATTTGTTTTAGATAAGTGTAGAGGTTGGGGAGGCGGTATTGAGATGTTGGAAACCATAACCAATAGAAAAGTTAAAATTATTGCACCTGTGCGTGATATAAAAGAAGTATTGGCTTCTTTTGAAGTTCTCTATAGAAAAGGTTCTTATAAATTTCCACCCCAAGGACCGATGCCGCAATGTATAAATACTGAAGGTCGAATGATGCATTGGGCTAGTTTAAATGGTGAAGTTGGGGTCGCATATAATATTTTAAAAGATGCCTTTCAAAGAGGATTGGGTGATAGATTTTTATTGGTTGATTACGATTATCTTACGAATGAACCAGAACGAACTATGAACGTAATTTGGGATTTTCTCGAAATACCTAGATGTAATCACGATTTTAAAAATATTATAAATCAAACAATAGAAGATGATGGTGTTTATAATTATGTTGATTTACATAAAATTAAAAGCTCAGTGATCCCATCAAAACCTAAAGCAATTGAAATTTTAGGGGAAAATTTATGTAAAATTACAGATGGATACGAATTTTGGAAAAATTTAGCTAAATAATAGCATGTCATTATTAGGAGACAATACAATACCATTACGAGTGCCAGTGCCAAAGAAGATTAAACTGGAAAATACAACCAGACGTATTAAAGAATTGTCAAAAAATTGCTTTAATAATTTGGTTAAAACCCAAAGAGATGGTATTGATCTCATGTGGAATCATGAAAACTTGACTCCTCAAGAAATTATCGATGAATTGGGAGTTGATGTATTCAAAGTTTTCCATTTCCACGCTAAATTGACACAATTAATTTCAGAATTGGCACAATTTGATGGTTCCACTGTTGAATTGAAATATCCAACTAATTCATTCGATATGGATGTTAATGCTGGAACTGTAACTGTAACCAATAAACCATATCAACCATAATTTATGAGAAAAAAACAAACAACACTAGGAGATGTTTACGGAGAAATGCTTAAAAGTGTTAAAACCGTTGTGAATGAGAATGCTCAGGAAAACATCAACAAATCGAAAAAAATTCCTAAAATGTCAAAAAATGCATTTAATGATAAAATGGACATTCAAAAAGGGGGACCGACAGAAAAAGGTGGTTTCCATAAAGCATTGAATGATGATGATTGTGGTTGTGATGAAGAAGACAACGAAGAACAATATAGTAGAATTTCTGAAATCGAAGAAAAATTAAAAAATCCTAATCTATCTGATACAGAAAAAGCTTCTTTTGAGAAAACTCTCAAAAATATGAAAAAAAATATGCAAAGAGAAGAAGCTGAAGAAAATATTGTTAAAGAATCTAAAAAAATTGCAAGAGAAAGACTAAATACTTTTATGATGAAAAAATCTACATTTGATAAATTGTTTGAATCTGTTATGGGTAGCGATTTCTCCGAAGACGCTGAAAACGCTGCATTGGGTCTTTCCGATGCTCCTACTGATGATGAATTCGGTGATGACATGGGTGATGACATGGGTGATGAAGATATGGGTGATGAAGTTACCTTTACTCTTGATCGTGCTACTGCTCAAAAACTTCATGACGTTCTTATGGGCGTTCTCGGAGGCGAAGAAGACCTCGGTGACGAAGGTGATGATCTAGACTTCGATATGGAAGGCGAAGAAATGGACGAAGAAGGTGATATGTATGACGACGAAGAGGAATACGAAGAAGATGAAGAAACCTTCCCTACCGATAAAGTTGGTAACGATGGGACAATTGGTGCTAAAAACTCCAAAGATGGTTCTCACAAATTCCAATCCAAGAATAACAAAGTTGGTGGTCGCCCACAACCTAAAAATCAAGGAACCAAAGTAACGGGAGTTACTGATAAAGTTGGTAACGATGGTGATTACGGTCATGCTCTACACGGCGCAAAACAACCAAACATGGGTAAACAAAACAAAGTGTCTGATTTGAGAACATCGGAAGACTACTTCCGCTAATAATTTCTAGAAAAAAATAAACTCAAGAAGGGAGAATCGTGGTGATTCTCCCTTTTTTTCTTAAATAATAACATGGAATCTTTTCTGGAATTTTTTGAAAAACACAACGGTGTCATACTGGAATACCGACACAAAGATGCTTTCGGAAATATCAAACAGAGTTTAGTAAATCCTAGAAACAAAAAAGGTGGTAGTGATATTGCTCGCATGGTTAATAGGAAAAATATTTCAACTAAAGGACCATATCAAAAGATCAGAAGTAATGGACAAATTTTAATTGGTGATGAATTATTAAAAGAGTTGGGATCTTTGGGTGGCATCGAATTTGAAGATGGAAAGGAAATCAAAAGAAAGAATTCCGATCAAATGATAAAAATGTTTACCAATCTTCATGGTCAACAATGTGGAAAAATCGTAGAAATTAAAAAATAATGGCTGGATGTCCTACAATACCTTTATCGTGCTTAACACCTGAAAACATTTTCGCTGGTGTATATCGTCCTAATTGTGGTGGATTTGCTGATCCATCCAATTTCCAAGCAGAAAGAGCAATTTTCAATTCTCAATTTGGAGAACTTATCAATAATTACGGTGTGACGATTGGTTACATGGTCAATACTTTTGAACCAGATCAAATGAACTCTATTTACGGTGAACACACCACGATGTATTGGTTGAGTGCAATGGAAATCAAAGCATATATTCAGATGGAGAACGGTTCTCCGATTTATGCGTTGGCTGGTATGGATTCCCCTGATACACTAACACTGTATCTACACATTGATGATTTTGAGACAAAATTTGCATCCTTGAGTTATTTTCAGAATCATCCATTGGAACCCAAATCACAGGATAAGATTATCGTTTATCCATTTGGTTGCGATAGACCAAATGGTAGAAGTGCTAAGATATTTGAAGTGACAGAGGCGATGGATGAGGATCAATCAGAACTCAATCCAGCAATGGGTCATTATGTGTGGAGACTGAAAGCTGTCCGTAGTGAACACAATTTCGTTACTAATGAGCCTAGAGAAGCATTCAATCAACAAATTGCTGATAATTCTTACTTTGGTAAAATATCTTCAGTATTGTTCCCTGCATTGTCTAGTGCTTTGAGTGCTAATAAGATTTATACGGAAAATTCCGATGATATTGTGAGAAATGAGATATTCCCACCATCTACAGGAGGTAGTGATGGGAGTATATATGGCAATTATTTCTAAATAGGTAATATGGGTAGGAAAAAAGATACATACATGGGCAATCCTAATTTGCCTACCGTCAATGCGACATTTGAATACACGCCAGAAATGGTGGCTGAGATAGCTAAGTGTCGGGACTCTCTTCTTTATTTTGGAGCCAATTATTTCTACATCATCGATCCAGATGAAGGTAAAAAAATTATTCCATTATTTGATTACCAGACTAGATTGTTGAAAGCATTTGAAGAGTTCAAGCAAAATATAGTTTTGAGTAGTAGGCAATCGGGCAAAACTACAGTAGCTACTATTTTAGCTCTACATGAAGCATGTTTTAAAGATCATAAAAATATTATTATTGTTGCGAACAAAGAAGAGACTGCAAAAAACATTTTTAAACGTGTCAAATTGGCATATACCGAATTACCCAACTGGTTAAAACCTGGCGTTGCAAAATGGGGCGACACTAGCATGGAATTATCCAATGGTAGTCTTGTTGAGATTTCCACCACAACTGGTAATGCTGCACGGGGTAAAACTATCAACTGTTTGCTGATCGATGAGCTAAGTTTTATTTCTCCAGCATCCATTGTCGAAGACTTCTGGAGGTCTGTTTATCCCACAATTTCACGCGCTAAAACATCTAAAATTCTTATCACATCTACCCCAAATGGTGTTGATAATCTATTTTATAAATTATATAACGGGGCATTGAAAAAAGAAAATAGATTCAACTATGAGCGGATTGATTGGTGGGAAGTTCCAGGAAGAAATGAACAATGGAAACAAGAACAAATTAGGGATTTAGGTTCTCACGAGGCATTCGCACAGGAATATGGGAACGAATTCTTGGATAATAGTCAACAATCCATTGATGAAGCCTTGTTTGACCGTCTTAAAAACGAATGCAAACAACCGATCCATGTTCTAAAAGAAGGTGCTTATAAAATATGGGAAGAATACGATTCTGAAAAAATCTATGTGATTGGTGGAGACGTTTCTGAAGGTGTTGGTATAGATGCATCTGTAT